GCTCGCGTTGCGCGCCGCGTACGCGCGATTCGCAACCTTCCAGCCCTGGTTGTAGACGTAGGTCCCGTCAACCCCCGTATCGAAGACTTGCTCCGTGTCCCCGGCGAACTCCTCTTGGAGGTACGCGCAGTAGGCATCCTTGAAAACATGCCGGCAGTGATCTCGGAAGAAGCGCTGCCAGGGGAAGTTGATCGAGAGCAGGTCCTCGAAGCCGAGCTCGAAGGTGACGCCCTCGGCCGTTATGTCGGCGGCGTTGACGCGCCAGTGAAACGTCGGGACGTTCGTGACGACGGAGAGGTGCTCCGAGTGGACGAGGCGAACGGTGACGCCGCGGCCGACGATCGTATCGGCCTCGACGTATGCCGAGACCTCTTGGTTGACGTTCGCGATAGTCAAGGAGACGGTGTCGAAGCGGCCGGACAGATCGTCCGTGATAACCTCGATGCCGCAGGCTGTCCCGATCCAGGGGAGCGAGTTCCAGGTGATGTTCTCGGTGTAGGACGAGATGCGCCACGTCGTCGAGTCGTCAACCGCGAGCTCGAAGAGCCATATCCACGGACCCTTGACGTTGAGCGCGTTCTTCTTGAGGATCAGCTCCGCCGGTAGGGTTTTCAACGCACCTCCTCAAGCACGCACTGCATTGAGAAGCAGGTTGCGTTGATCTGCTCGATGGCGAGCGAGTCCTCGAAGAAGTGCGCCGTAACGGTCTCGGTGAAGGTGTTCGTCGTGGGGACCGCCGCGCCGCCAGCGTCGTAACCACCCGTCGGCTCAGTCCACGTGCCGCCCGTCGTGGTGATCGCCGTCGACTGCTTCTTGAGCGTCGCGCCCGTCGTACCGACGTAGACCCACGCCTTCGTGACGTTCGTCGGGAAGATGGGGACCGTCACCGTCAGGAGGTAGCTCGCAGACAAGCCGGTGTTCGAGGCCTGCGATACCGTCGTCTCGTTACTCGCGTCCGCCCAGGAGAAGGCGGCATACCGCGAGCGCGACCCGAGCGAGCCGCCAGCCGTTTGCGCGAGAACGGGCGAGCAGTAAGGCGGCGTCTTCTTCGGACCGGGGACGTAATAGAACGTGTCCGCCGAGCCGGACATCTCGTGGAAGAAGGCGTCGAGCGCAAGCGCCTGCGTCGCGTCCGTGATCTTCCACGTCGGCCGCCAGTAGCGGATCGGCCGCGGCCAGGTGGCGCGCGACTGGACGTGCCCGCTCTCGAACGGCGTCTGCACCGTCTGCCACTTGGACTCCCAGGTGTAGGTGAACTCGGGGACGAGCTCGGTAGGCCAGGTGCGGGTGCTCACCGTGTCCTCCTGACTGCGCCTCGAAGCCCGGGGTCGCTCCCGAGGTCCCTACGCATGAGCGCGCGCAGGTAGTCTTCCTCCTGGTGGAGCATGCGCTTGATGCTCTGGCCGTCGCCGCCGTGGAAGTGGAAGTGAACCTCGCCGCCACCGCCGCCGCCTCCCGACATCTCGACGGGGATCGATCGGCCGCCGACAAGGGGGACGTGCGCTTCCCCAGCGTCAACGACGGCGAGCTGCCGGCTCCAGGAGATTCCGCCCGCGGCGTACTCCTTCGGCTTCTCGCTACCCATGCCGAAGTCGATCCCCGTCGCACCCTCAAGCGCGCCCATGAGCGGCTTCATGATCATCATGCGAACCATCATCTTGGCGATGGCCCGCGAGATGTCCTCGAGCAGCGACAGCATGTACTCCTTGAACGTCTTCATCTTCCCCATCATGCTGTCAACGAGCACGTCCTCGAGGGAGGACTCGACAGCCTCGAGCGAGCTCTTGACCGCGTCGGCGACCATGTCTGTGGCCGTGCCGATGCTGTCTGAGTAGGCCATTACGCCGAGCTTGGCCGACTTCCACATCTTGTCCATGCCGGAGGCCATGCGTGCGTTGGACTCGGCCAGGAGCATCGACTTCTGGCGAGCGCTATCCAGGCGTCCGAGATACTCGTCCGCGTCTTGCCAGGGCGCCGTAGGTAGCGGCCCGAAGGTGAACGGTTCCATGTAAACTTGGGTTCCGCCGTGCTTCGGTGGCGTCCCCTTGGAGATCGAGCCGTCCTCCATGACTTCACCCTTTTGCGGGCCGGCCGGTAACCATTTATCCTGGATCTCCTTCCACCTTCGATCGGACACAGGAGGCTCTTTGGGGAACGCCGTTGACTTCCAATCGCCGCGAATGTAAGCCTCGGCGAGCCCGATGGTGATTCCAATCGCTTCGCCCAAGCCTTGCCAATAGCCGATGGCTTCAGTGATCCCCTTCGCCATCGTGAGCTTGAATTCGGCGAAAACCTTCGTCGCCTCCCCGATCGCCTCCTCGATATCGCCCCATGCGACCGCCGACTGCTGGAGCGTCTCATTGAGCGTCACCGCCCCGCCGGAGAGCTTGTCGTACTGGCGGACTGTAACCTCCAGCATGGCGTTGATCATTAAGTGCTGCTTTTCCTCGCGGGACAGTTCCCTCCCGAAGCGCTCCTGCTCATCGCTGAACCTCGATTGCAGATCGATCCCGAGCTTCGACAGCGCCTGCGGCCGTCCCGAGGCGAGGCCAGAGGTAAGCTCGTCAAGCGACTGCGCGACGGTGTCACCAGAGGCGCGCGAGAGCACGTAGGCCGCCTTAGAGACAGCGTCGAACTCTTCCTTCGTCTTCACGAGCCCAGACGCGAGCGCGCTGTTGGCGGCCTGTAGGATCGCCGTCTCGTCTACCGTCCCGCGCAGCGTTTCCGACCATTGCTTCACGGCATCTTGGGTGTCGCCGATATTGGAGCCGAGCATCTCGAAGGTCTTGCGCGCAGAGTCGAGCTTGGCGAAAGAGTTGACGGCGTTGTTGATCCCCTGGATCGTGGCGTATCCGGCGAACATTTCGATGGCAGTCCGAATGGACGACCCCAGACCCGCGAAGCGACTCGTTGCCTTATCAACCGCGGGGGCTATAGACTGATCGAACTTATTGACCTCGCCGACGACCTTCTTGAACTCTTGCGTGAAGAGGTCCTTGATCTTTACTTCGATAAGAACGGTCGGGTCACTTGCCATCTTTGCGTGCCTTCGCCTTGGCCTGGCTCACGACGCAGATCGCTTCGTAGAGGCACTGCGGCTGATCGAGGGTCGCGCCCCCGTCAGGCCAGCCGTGCGTCTCTCGCGTTCCGTCAAGGCTTACGATCAGCATGTCTCTCGCCGTAACGAGCGCCCTCGGACAGCGCTTGATCGGCTCCTTGTATCCTGCCAGATACATCCAGAGCTGCGGGTCCGTGATCTCGTGATCGCACCCGCGACTTTCCTTCTCCTCCTCCGTGCATGTTTCGCAGTCGAACGACGCAAGGTCCCCCTGCGCTATCGCGACTGCGAGAGTAAGTTTTTTTCCTCCTCCTTGGTGATGCCTCGCGTCTTCCAAATCTCCGAGGCGAGCTCCGCGCGCGCGTCCGCGGGGATGCGAACGAGGAGCGACTCGAGGACGAAGCCGTCCTGCCCCTTCTCCCATGCAACCTCATTCGCCTGCTCGTCCCTGAAGTTGCTCCAGCCCGTGAGCTTCCGTAGGAGCTTGCGCTCCATGCTCCCGAGCGGGATCCCCTCCGAGCGAGCGTGGAGTCCGAGCAAGTCGCGGATCTCTGACGCCTCGACCATCGTCAACGGCGCATACCGCCAGATCGTTGGGTTCGCCGGAGCCGCCGCCCCCTGCTCCTCCAAGAGCACGTACTCGTACGTCTCCTGCCTGCTGACTGCGATCACCGTGCCTCCTTTGCGTGAAACGGTTCTACGTCTGCGTGAACACCCACTCGTCGTCGCCTGCGTTCGCCGTGAGCTGATAGGCGAGGTCGAGCCGTGCAACGTCGTTGTCCCCGCCGTCGCCGATCGACGTGACCTGCACCTTGGGGAGCGATACCGCCATCATGTTGCCGGCCGCGGAGCCGACCGTGAACGCGACCGCACCGCGGGTCGGCGTTCTCAGGAAGCTCCAGAAGTCTTGCGTGGCGACCGTGATTTTCTCGGGGTCCATGGTCCCCTTCGGCGCCTTCTTCGTGATCATGGCGTAGGAGAGGCCGGTCGTGGCGTTCATGTTCTCGCGGACCACGACGGTGTTCCCGAGATCGAGCGTGAACTTCGTGAGCGCGATGGCCGTCCAGGACGAGCCGAAGTTCAACGCCATGCCGACGTTCTTCGCCGGCACCGGCAGCGTCGTGAGCTCCGCCACGTTCGCATACGCGACCACGTCGGTGGTCGAGGTGTAGATCCCCGTGAAGGTGAAGTTCGCCCAGGAGATCGCGTTCGCGCCGAACTCGAGGACGCAGTTCCCGCGCGCGCCGTACATGAGCTGAAGGACCCCGTCGTTCCAGACGCCCATCGAGAACGTCGAGGTATCGGCGTCGTCCGAGTCGGCCGTGATGATCGAGGAGACGGTGCCGCTGATCTTGCCGCCGCAGCCGCGCAGGAGCGTGAAGACGGGAGGACACGTCGCAGCCGTACCGCAACCCTTGAACTCCATGCGGAAGCTCACGGTGCAGAGTTGCGGACCCGGTATCATGGCCTCAGGGGAGAGATACGAGCGGTACGGGTTCCGTTCGATCATGGTCGGCGAGAAGTTGAACTTTAAGTTCTCGACCGCCATGTACTCGGCCGCGGCGAGAGTCTCGGCCGATCCCTTCGTCCCTTCGACCTTGGCGACAAACTGCTTCTTTCGTTCGAGTAACGGCATACGTCCTCCTACGCGACCGTCCTCGGGTCGCCCCACTTG